GAGCTTGGTTTTGCATTTTGTACTGGTGTTGTTGGTTTAGCAGTTGATTGAGCATTCGGGTTCATGATGTTAGCATAACCGCTCTGTGGCTTCATTGCAAATTGTTGAGAAGTTGGTTTAACCGGTGTAGTAGTCACTGGTTGTACCGAAGTAGCTTGGTCTAATACACCACCGACACCAGGTGGCAATTGTTTACCAGATGTACCGGTTGTACCAGGTACATCTGGTGTTTGATCCAATGAAGCTGATTGTGATGGCGCTCCTATTGCCCCTCTGTATACTTGTTTGGCTCTATCCAACGCAGTTCCTGCAGGATTGGTTGATCCAAATGCATTAGGTTGGTTTTTATAAATATCAGGGATAGCGCTTACATCTCCTTGCCCTAATTGATAATATGGATCTATTGGTTGTGCTGCCTCTTCTATGTTATCAATGAAATCACGGAATGCTGCGGTTGTTTCATCAATTGCTCTGTTATGTACTTTATCGCTAAATGAGTGATTAGTCAATTCCATTATTCGATCCAGTGATTCATTAGCTTGTGCAATTTGTTTGTTAGCTTTTGCAGCATAATCTGCCCCAAATTCTTGATCATATGCCAATGCTTGTTTTGTTGCTGGTCCCATTATACCATCAACTTTAATCTCATAACCTTTTGCACGTAACTCTTTTTGAAGTTTCTCTACTGCTGGATCACGCCGCGAAGCAGATGGTTTTGCACTTTGTTTAGAAGTGGTTGATGCTGGCTTCTGTGATTTTGAGATGTTAGCTAAATTTTGTGCACCCTGATTTAATTCATCTTCTGGAGACATACCTGGTTGTACAGTTGCATCTGGGTTCACATGCTGTGGTGTTGAATCTCTGTTAGGGGTTGGGCCATAAACTCGTTCTTGTTCAGCTGCACTCATTGGCTTCGGCAAGTAATGCGCCGCTGCTCCCATAAGACCAGTTGCTACCAACGGAGCCAATGGGCCCCATTCACGAAGTTGTCCTTTCATTCCTTCAACCATTGCAGCATTATATGCATTCAATGCTCTAGCTGATTCCATTAATTGTTGTTCTGTAATTTTTTTCATTATAATAATCCTGCATTTCTTTTAATAATAGCGAGTTCACCCTCAGAAATTGGCTGCTCTTGCATAACTTTGACATTGTTTAACAAATCATCTTCGCGATTATCAGCTGGTTTTACACCCGCCAATTTTAAGACATTATCCTGCTCTGATGAACTCGGATCTTTCATATCAATCAGTTTCATAACTCGCTTGACATCAGAATCATCCGCATTTGGACAATCACCATCATCATATGCTTTTTTAACTTTAATCTTGCAACGAGTTCCACCAATAGTGAAATTTTTCTTTTCTCTGTTCCAAAAGCCAGCGATAATGCTGAGTAATTGATCTATGCCAGATTTTTTTGGATCTGTTTCTGGACCTTGTTCTTCCTCTTCTGGTTCTTCGTAACCACATTCAGATGGAGATATCCCAAATTCACGCAATGCATCTGCAATAGTCATACCTTCTGCAAAGGCAGTTTCCAAAGTCGCGCCTGACTCTTTGGCCTGAATAAATTTAGCTTTTACTTTTGCTAATCGATTAACACTTTCTGCCATTGGCATCGGTTGCTGTGGAGCACCGGCTGCTGGAGCTGGCATTGGTGCAGGGGCTGGTGCAGGAACTTCTGCAGGGGCTGGGGTAGCTTCTGGAGCAGGTAATGGTTCTTGATCAGGCACATTTTGACCTCCTACTTCACCTGGGTTTGTTTTATACAAGTTTGGTAGATCTTTAATAATTTCTGGATTATTAGCGTTTAAATAATCACTAATTAAATCACGGATCGCTACATCTTCGGCATCTTTATCATCAAAGTTGATATTAGAAATTGTATCTAAAATATGTTGATCTTTAATAATACTTGGATCAATCGCTTCTTTACCGAAATCGCCACCTGCCAATTTATTACCTAATAATTCATTGAATGCTGCTAATTTAGTACCAGATGATTGTGAAATATCTTCAATAAATGCTTCAAATACTGATTCTGGATTTAGTGATTTACGAGTGCTTGTTTTTTGTTTATTAGTTGGTTCAGATTTACCAAACATTTCAGATATATCGTCTGCACCCAATTCGCGAACTGGTAAGTCTGATTCATCTAACATATTGTACAAATAAGGAAATACCGATTTTAAATCTTCATTAAATGATCTAACAGTTAATCGATCAACCCAATCATTCATAATAGTTTCTGGGATTTCTTTATCCTCTCTCATTTCAAATGATTCGGCGAATTTTTCATAGAAAGGTCGTTTTTGTAAATTGATTACTTCTTTTTTAATAGATTCAATTCGTTCAATAACTTTCGAAGTAACTGCTCCCATTGATTCTGATATTTGATCTTGACGTTTTACATAGCCATTGAACTTGCGTAATTGCTGCAATTCTTCACTGAGTCCAGTAATATGTTTACCAATAGCATCATAGGGATTACCACCATGATTGATATGTTCAGCTAATGCTCTAGCACCAGGTAAATGTTTAAATGGGTATTTAAACCGTTCCCCACTTGCATTTTCAATGTAAATATCGTTGATATGCATAGAACGACCAGCAGCAACATTTTGGTTTACTGGTTGACTATGTTTTACGATTAGTCTAGATTCACCAATTTGTTGATAACTGATACGGCTAGTACCAAACATTTTATTTTCCATAATTGCGGTTTCCTTTGGTTTTGCTTGAAATTGATAGTCACGTTTATCCAAATTGCTTTTACCAATATTTTGAACATCAAAATTTAACATTCTTGATTTTGCAAATTTTCTAAATGACCGAATAAATTTATATGCACGAGAATTTGATGATTTTGCATCACTAATATCACCACTCATTTGTACAACAATACCGTCTTCTTCATCTAATGTAATGGTTATTGTACCTAATGATTCTTCATTTTCAGTATATTCAAATTCGAAAAATCTAGCATTAGGTATGTCACGTTTAGTCGTGATAACTTCTGCATTTTCATCACCGATTTTAATACTCGGGAATCGTGATTGAATTTTTCCATACAAATCTTTAGCAACTTTATCTAAATTATTTTCCATGTATTATTTATCCAAAATAAGATGAAACGAAAACAGGTAACGGTGCTTCCCAATCATCATCCATATGTCCATCAATGCTCATCATTTCTAGAACACCTGGATCCCATTCTGCCAATACAACACTCATTCTAACGATCAATAATAATGCCGAAACTAAATCATCATGTTGTCCTTGTTTTGCTTTAAAACTAACACCGGATGCAATAAAGGTTTTAAGTTCACTCAAAAGTGGTCGGCTATTGATTATCATCTTCCCTTCTTCAATTAAAAATTTTAATCGAGCACAAGATGAAATTTTGTTCCCAAAGGTTGTATTGAACCCTTTCCTAAATTTTTTAACATGCCCTTTTCTAATTGGTTCGCTTAAGAATAATCCAGGGAAAGTTTCCTCGCCTAAATTTTCTATAACTACTAGAGCACTATCACCTACATTATTATTCTCAACTGACCAATAAATACTATTAGTATGCTCTATACCTATTTCATCTTGAATGTATCTGAGTATATCTCGTAATATTTTACATTGACCTTGAATGGGTGTTAAATTATGCTGCCATTCTGCAACCTGTGTTAAGCTTGGTAGTTCAAATACTTGTATACCGCCATAATCACCACCCGTGCCTAAACTAGGATCCAAAGATATCAAGTATAAATGCCCGGCGGTTGGTTTTTTATACCAGCGTACTTGTCCCATTTTTTGGATTGGTTCTCGACCGACTAATTCAGCTAGGACTAAACTACTCACTAATGTTTCATCATAAACCAAGAATTCGCATCCGTATTCACGACGAAATCGTTCTTCCCCTATCCTACCCAATTCTTCGACTTTCCATTCTTCATCCCGGTCTGGGTGATCCCACCAATCAGATTTATAGCCAAAAAATCCGTTTCTACCTTTACCATCGGTACGTTCATTTCCATATGCATCAAATACATCTTTACTTTCTTTCCATATGATAGCAAATTGATCTTCATCCGAATTTGGGGTAGACGTAATAATAGCACGACCACCGGTGGCTAGTGTAGGTGATATTGAAGTCCAAAATTCGTTTGCTATGTTAGGTTGCACGAATGCAAACTCGTCACAATATAAAAGTGAAATAGACATACCACGACCAGTTGTCCCAGTAGTTGTTTGACTTACAATTCTGGAACCATTATCAAATTCCATAGAACCTTTATTATAACTAACAACTCCAGCTCTCAGAAAATCAGGACATAATTCATAGCCGTATCGAATACGTTGCATAATCTCTTGTGCACCGGTATATTTGTGTGCTGCTACGAGTATAGTTTGATCTGGGTGGAACATTGCATACCATAATAAGTACGCTGATGCACAGGTGGTGTTGTGAGTTGGAATCATTGTTTTACCACATAAGAACATATGCTCATGATTATCAACTTGGATACATCTCACCGGTACTGAATTTGTTTTAGTAAGTTTGTTAATGTATAATCTAGTGTTTTTTACATGCCCTTTACATAATAGTTGTCTTTCAGCTTTTCGTTTTAACTTAAATACTATATATTTTGTAGTAGAAAATTTCAATGTATAATAATTCACACCATTTATAATTTTACAAGAGCAGCGTGATTTAATTCCAAGTGATGACAATATTGACCTAACTTGTTCTATTAATTCAAAGTTCTTTTGATAAAATTCACAATTCCCCTTTTTTGTACAACTTCCATCAGTATCCATCAATCCGCGAATTAATTCGAGCCGTTGATCAATTGATGAGAACATATAATCATTTGGTATATGTTTATTTTTTAATAGATTGTTTTCATTCAATAAGGTCCGTAGTCCTATAATGTTTCTACGTTCACTATTATTGCTATTTACGGATGGTTCTGATACGGTATAGCCAGATTCTAATATATATTGAATCATTTCTATATTATCTATATTTGATTGAACGTATCTACCATCCCCAGAATACCCATCACCAAGCCACAATCCTAATATATATGGATGAATTGGTAGTGACTTATAATCGTATTGAACAGGTTCTGTAATATCTATATACAATCCTTGATCTAATGAATGTGTACCTTTATAATCTTTTATTTCCTCAGTAGTAAGAATTTTTGATTTATTACTCCAATTTGCTGTACTAACTTTCCATAAGTGCTCTGCATCAGCAATAATGGTTTCCCCATTGTCGAATTCTACCGCATAACATGTATGGTTATACATGATTTCAGTAGCAAACGTAACAGTAGTAGGTTCTCCGATATTACTTAATATAATATCACCAACTTGAACATCCCCCATAGTTGTCCACCCACTTGGTGTTGGGATTGGTGTATTTAAACTTAATGCTTTGCCACTTTGACGAGGGAGCATGTTTATGTTAAAACGATTATTATGATAACTGCTTAATAAGCCAACTTGATAGTCAAATGGCTGGAATAGTAATCGCCCTTTAACAGAATGCTGTATATAGAAAAAGTTTTTTGCAAAGTACAGGTATCCAGATTCTGGATCCATACATGCGACCATATCTTGTATTTGTTGTTCAGTCCATTGTTGTTTAACATGGGCTTTTTTAGTTAATGTGTTATCTGCTGCCATGTTATTATTTACATAAAAATAGCCCCAAAGGGGCTATTTTTATGTTTTGCCAATATTTTTATCTTGATTTTACTTCGTTGTATAATTTATACAGATTTGACACTAAAGTTTCTGCTAATGGATTCCCACCACCATTAACTTTTGGTGCTTCTTCCCCTTTACTGAGTAAATCGTTGCCCATTGCTAACACTGCTGACACACCTAATGTTCTTTTTGCTGATCCATTTTTCATAGAATTTGCAAAATTATCATCTTCATACTCATCTTCAAGAGACTGATCATCCGATCCTAATACCATTTTATCTGGATCGCCATATTGCGGTTCCATTTCTGATTCATCCGTATAATCATCACTACTAATAGTAATAATTTCTGGTTCATCATGACTATCCATATCATCCGAAGAAATTCTTAACGGCTCCGGTGAACTTGTTTGAATATTAGATGAATCCGGTTCATCTTTTTTATCAATATTTCTTAAAATATCCATCAAATCTCGGATACCATTTGCACCTTGACCGGTAATTGATACGTTCATGTTCAACGAATCTTGTTGTTTAGTTGGTACTGCATTGTCCATACAGCCACATTCAGTAATCTCTGATGATTCTGATAATGTGTCCAAACTATAAATTTTTTTGTATAAATCTGTGAAATCCATGTATTTTCCTTTATTGTTGAACTATTCGTTCAATTACAGTTAGTCCATTATTATTTATTTTATGTATCTTAAATTTCCATTCCGGCTTCTGTATCATGAATTCGATTAAAGCTGTTAATAATCCACCTGACCCACATTCTCCAACTAATCCAAATGTATAAGTATCGTGAAATACGATGTATTTTTTAACTTTGTTTGCATGAATATTTAATTCAATTTTTAATTGATCATAGGTATGCATTGTATCGATGAATAATAAATCGGTTTCTTCAATTTCAAGAGTTCTGGTATCGGCTTGTGTATATTCAACATCTTTACCAAACTTTTTAGCCATATTAAACAAATCAACAACTGATTGATTCAATTCTAAATCATATGATCTGAGTATTTTATTTGCAACTAAAAATGCACGAGTGCTAACACCGGTTCTAACACCCATTTCTGTAATATGATTGCATTCATTTGCTAATTTAAATAAAATCCACAAATGTTCATTAATATCACTTGGTGTTGTACACGCATTCATATATTCTTTTTCGAAGAATACAGCATCTTCTGTTACATAATTTTCCATTATTTTTATCCTTTTGGTGATGGTAATTTAACTTTCCGTGAACCTATAGGACTATCTGATTTACCAACAGGTTTTGGTTTATCAGAAATTGTTTTATCTACAGGAACTTTTTTAGCTAAAATTTGATCATTGACACCTTTATACTGTGTGCCTTGATGTTTTTCTTTATTTAGTTCCTTTAAAAAACGCATTACATGTTTTTCACCAACTAGATCTTGGTTGTTTTCTACTTCATAATCAGTTCCTAAATATGCTTGACCAGTTTTTTGATCATGTTCGTGATTAATCTCTTCTTCATTAATGTCATTATCACTTCTTACTTTAATTCCATTTTGAGGAAGATTCAAAGTATCCGAAATCATTCCAGCCAGTTGTGGAGATGTAATAGGATATCCGAGTGATACTTCATAAGTAGTCACACCAACATTTTTATGCATCGGGAAATCCGGCTGTGTTTCTTGTATCGGGCAACTTTTTCCTTCAGAAAATGACACAATTTTATATTGTGATAGTGCTTCTTTAAGTTTGGTAACACTATCTGCTTGATGGTCGCCGATTAATTTTACTTTAAAAACATAGGTGTTTTTAGATTCTGTTAAGTAGTAGTATTCTTTAAATGATTTATTCATAATATAATTCCAATCTTGTATTTATCTAAAAATATTATTTCATATTCTTCAATTTTTCAAGAAGACTATTACGATCTGCTACAACAAATCCTTCCCCTTGAATGTTAATACCAGGATCTTCCCCTGATGTGTCATTATCCAATTTCTGTTTTTTAAGTTGAAGTTCGATCATTTTTAACTTTTTGTCTACCTTTGCTGATTTTGCATCAATAGCATTTTTTAACATCGCAGATGCCACTTCAAATAATCTAGCAGAATATCTAGCCTCCACATTCATACCAAGATCCATCAGATCATCGTATGCAGAAGATGCTTTATCGGCTAATTCATCAAATTCTGAATCGCTGATATCGCCTAATCCATTTACAAAAGGAAGTGCGGCAGAAATCTTATCAATTTCAGACGGACTTCTAAATGATGTCGGTATGGGTTGTTGCTTTTTTTCTGTTTTTTCTACTTTTTCTGGCTTGCTTTCAGGCAAGTTTAAAATTTCTTCTAGTTTTCTAGTCATGATAATTCCTGTTATCGTTTTCCACCTTGGTAAAATATATCATTTTCATTCAACACTCTAAACTTTATGCCTTGTTGTTTACAATACAATTCAGCAGCCTTCCATTTAGCTTGATTTTTAAAATACAGTGCTTGATTTACTTTGTTTTTTCCAACTTTTTCCAACAATTGTTGACTAGCTGGTTTGATTTCAATTAATTCAACTTGTATTTTATTATTTTTATCTAGATATTGAATAAAAAAATCAGGAACATATACGGTTTGTTTACCATTAAGTGGATTACGATACGGGATTTTTATTGCTTCGCTTGCCCATTTTTGTATACTAGGACTATTATCACAGAAATTCATGAACGAAAATTCCCATGAACTGCGGTATGTTGGGACTGTTAACCCAATATATTTAGATGGATTTTTTGGTGTGAACTTCCCTTTAGCAAAGTTATGACTCATATTAAGATATTCCTAGACTCAAATTTATTCACAATTGGAGCCACTCTAAATCCAAGTACGCTAGTTTTTTCTCGTGAGGCATTTAATACCTGTGCAACAATCTGATTTAATTGAACATTTGTTAAACTTTTCATTGTATCTAATAACTCAAATACATTAACTCCATCTAATCTAGCTTGATTTAATAATACTATCGAAACAGTTCTAGAACTTTCTAAATCAAAATCACGTTTTAAAAAAAATCCAACGGTTGCATCTATTTGATTACTTGGAAACGTGACTTGATGTGTAAAAAATTTATCAAAAAAATTTTTTACTGGTACTGAACTGTCTACACTATTTGATGGTGGTAAATTACTAGCCATATTATTTTCCTAATTTAACAGATGATGCTATTATTTGTTTATTATTAGTAGACGGCAATGGGAATGCTATTCCCTGCAATCCATTAACAGTGTCGGGTGCATCAATCGTTAAGTTATTTATAACTCCAACTGTACCAGCACTTGGTAATTCTTTAGTATTCTGAGCAATATTAATTTGTTCTATTATATTATTAATTACAGAAATATTATTTGTAATATTTGATTTTGCAAAACTAGGACTGTTTGATACAGAGTCTGATGTGCCAACTAATGGGCTTGGTGTAACGTCATAATGTTCATAACCAAATCCTTCCACATCCCCATTTTCAACAAACCCAGAACCATATGCAATAGCTTCACATTTTATTTTCATTGTAAAATCATGAGTTTTGGGATCAGAATAATCTAATTTATTATGATTCCATGAAGTTATCATTGGATTAATTAATTTGTAACTGATATATTCATGTCTTGCCATTTGATATATTGTTATATAATTAAAAAACGGCGATGAACTGCCGTTATCCAACCCATATGAACTTGAGATAAAGTTAAAATTTTTAGTTGCATTTCGCTTATACGCACTTCCAGACTCCGCAGACGTTGGGTCAGCATAATAATAACTATAATAGTTTTGCCATAATTTATTAATTACACCCATATTATCATCTTGAAAAGTTATTGTTATTTCCCCAGGTGTATGTTGCGTTTGAACTACTTTTTTTCTATTATATTGATTTACAACTTCATTTGTTATTGTAAAGCTTGGTAAATCAACTGCTTTGACCAGCATATTAATTTCATTCTTATGTCTCTGTAATAAGCTCGAATCATGACATGCTGAACTACTTATATTAAAAGCAACATGAAATGAAAACTTATGCTTTGGCGCAAGGCGAAATTGATCATCAACAAATAGTCTAGCCGCATGCTGTTGATCACGTAAATATATGTTACTATCTTCTTTTAGGAATTTATTAGGTGTAAATGACATATTAATATTTATGTGTTTCGTTATATTAGAAGTTAATGAAACACACAATAAAAAACCCACCGAAGTGGGTTTTATAATTAAGCACCAAGTGCGTTTGTTGTATTTCTGGATTGTGCAAATCCAGGAGCACCAAGACTAGCAGATGGACCTACTTGAACACAATTATCTGGTTGAATTGTTAATGAGATTAGTACTGGATCATTAGTTTTATACGATAACGCAGTGGTATTCCAGTCTGTTTTTTGAATATAACATCCATAGCATTCCCAGGTTTCTAACGCAATCGCTTCATTGGTACCGTTACCCCCATCTAACATTTCAATTCTCATTGTAAATTTATAATCACCGGCACTCGCCGCTGAACTTTGTTCAAAGAAATCAAATTGTTTCTGGTTTTGCTCACCAACCAATTTACTAACAGCACCAGTAACATCATCACGCAATTTAACAACCATTGAGTTCCACTTTGGTTTACCTGCATAATGAACTTGACTGTTATAAACATCGATCACTACATCAGTAAATTCTGTACTTGGTCTAGCTGCCTCTGCCACTTGTTTTGTTAATTCTGTTGTGCTACCAGAGACCCCGAAATTCTCTAAAGAAATTCGGAATCTATAAGCCAACTTGGGCATTAATAAGCCCTGTGTGCTAGCACTTTGGTCAGATGCTAGCGGTACTGTAAAATTTGATAATGCTGCTATTGCCATTTTATTCTCCTTTTTATGATTGACCCAATTTAGCAATAGCGCCAGTGTTTTCAATTCTTAATGGAATGTAAATAAATTCCACTGCTTTGACTGGTTCAATTGCAATATCAACATAAAGCTCATTGGCATCGATTCTTGTTGGGGTATTATTAGATGTGTCACATACAACCAAGAAGTCATATAATGCTCTTTGTCCAACCAATTCCAATAAGAAACTTTCAATTTGTTGTTTAATTTCATTTCTAGTTTGTGTATCATTTGGCTCAAAAATATATGGTTTAGATATTCTTGCCAATTGAACACGTAAGTAGATTATCAATCTAGCAACATTAATACGATCCATTGCACTAGTAACAACTTGTCTAGTTTTTTGACCATAATTAACTAACCCGGTTCCAACAATATATGTGATCGGATTTACATTAACTTTTTGCAAAGTATCACGCTGTCCAGTATTCAAAGATATTGAATTAAACTCACCTTCTGCAGTAATATATCCAACAGCAGAAGCATTAGTAATGCCACCTCTACGTACACCAGCTGGTGCAAACCAAGGGTAACTAACATTATCACTTAATGCAATAGTTCTCAACATCATATGGCTTGGAGGCACTGCGATATTGTTACCAATATTATCTCTGGTATATCCCCATGGATAGAATACACCCAAATATGCGTCAGTTGTTACTAAACCATCATCATTGTCCTCAAGTGCATTATTTTCATTTAATCCCCAATTACTTAATGTAGTTGCATCAGATGTCAATCTGGCTGGTGAATCACCAACTACAAATGCTGTTAAACCACGATCATAATTTAAATTTACTAATGGTTTAATTAATTCTGGATATCCAGGAGCGGCTAGTAGATTAAATACACGTCTGTCTTCATCGCGGATTTGTTGATTACTATTAATCAATGCTGCCATTGCTTGAAGAACAACCCCACGCTGTGATTTACGACCAAATGAACCCGATCCATCTGATTGATTGGTGGCTTCACTAATCCATCTGTGTGGGTAGTATTCAGTCATCGCTTGATTTCCATAACGATGATTAATTTCTAGTGTATTAACATAATTTTTTACGAATTTTTTAACATTAAATCCGCTTCTTCTCAAATTCCACAGTAACATCCCTTTTGGATATAATGCTGGATCAGGTGCATCAAAATCAACATAATCACTAGATAATAATTCAATAATAGTACCAGATGGTGCCGAAATTGCAGTACCACCAGATGTTCCTGATCGTGCATCATGAAATAAAATACCGTTCTCAGTGGTTTGATCAGAATTATCAAGTAATCGCCATTGATTATTAAAATCATAAATGTATACCAATGGATAGTTTTCTAAATCTGCTGTACTAATCCACAAGTCACCAATTACTACTGGGGTAACACCATCAGATTGGAATTTAGGTTTAGTTACACTGATAATTGGGCCATTAACATCCGTTCCGTAAGAAAAATATGGACTTGCTTCTTTACCAGTACCAATATCACCAGGGAATTTATATCCAACCCATTCTGTGCCATTATGTACTAGAATATCAATTTCACTAATATTACTGTCATACCATAATTGACCATCAGCGGCTAATGATGATGGTGCAGTTGGACTTGCAATTGCAATACCACCTGTTGCGCCAACCGATGTCCAGTTACTTGCATCAAATGAATTAGGAACACCATTCGGTGATGCATACAAGTTAGCTGTTCTGGTTGGATTAAATATAGTAGAGATTGGTGTATTATTACCATCCACTAAACGAATATCACCACCTTTGTTATGACTAATAACCACACGGTTTGATGAATCGAGTATTGCTGATACATTTACTAAACTAGCATTATTAATACTGGCAATTAATGCGTTACCAATTTGCACTGCAGTATCACCAGAGGTTACATCAAATGAAATAGTAACAGCTGCACTTAATACATCAGTATTAATTAAACTTTCAGAAATAGTGAACGAGTATGTATTGCCCGGGAATGCACTAGAAGTAATTACATCAGATACAATTGTAGTTGCGCCAACATTTTTTCTGCGATATAATTTAAAATTAGCAGATTGTGGATACACAACACTATGCTGAGTCACAGTTGATTCTGCATCATTGTATTTCAAATACAGTGTACCAGTAGCAATATTTAACCCACCACCAGTTGCATCAAGAACTTTTAATGCTTCTGTATTATTTTTATAAATGGAAACACTATCAGTAACCCATTGTTTTTTATTCGCTGAGTAAGTTTGAATATCCCAATTAGCGCCTAAATTAAACGGTGTTGTTTTAACCCAAACTGCACCAGTTGGAATACCATTATTTGTAGATGGTTTTTCAGTTCGTTTATAAGTTGGGATTTGGGTATGTTTACTAATACTTAAGGCTGGAGCCAAGTAAGTCGTAGAAGTTAAACCCAATTTAGCTACAGAAGTACCAGACACTGCAATATCAACGCCTGTTGAAAACAATTGTAATTGATTAGTTTCCATACCGGCAGTAATACCAGCAGCTGTCAACGTAGCATTATTATTAATCGCATTTACAACTGCTGTCAAGGTAGTAATACCAGCGCCAGTGATGTTAACAGTATTAATAGTCAATACATCAGTAGTTTGTAAAGTAATTGCTGAATTATAAGTTGTTCCTTGAGCAGTCGGCCAACTAGCCACCCATTCAGTCGAACCAACTTCTACCCATTTAACTAATGACGTAGAATTAGTTTTTGGTTTTTTAAACCAAATAGTATTTAAATTTGTCACCGAAACGATCGCATAACTGCCAATAGTACCAAGTGATGCTAATGGTGTGTAATCACCACCTTCAAAATCCACTACTTTTACAGTGTCTGTAATCACCAATGGAGTTTGTGCAGTGAATGTTTGACCACCCAATACAGAAGCAGGCGCTGAATTCCATTGAAAAATACCATAATCAGTAGCTGATGTATCAATCCAAATAGTACCATCTGCTGGTTCACCAGTAGGTGCATCAGCAGATTCGGCCAATTGAGCCAAATCAATGTCTGCTCTTACTACATATGCACTATTACTTACACCCAAGAAACTGTAAGCTGCTTGTAACCCATATTCATTCAATTCACCAGCATGCACTGGATTATTATTGGCGTCTGTTTGGAATATAGGAGTTCCGAATGTGTCAGATAAATCTTTTTGACTGGTTAGTAAGTAAACTTTTCCAGCATTTGCTTTTAATGTACCAGGTGCTGTTCCTGTTCCCGCTCCATTCTGTTTGCTTTCTTCAGAAGCAACCACAATTAAAGGGACTGTCCCCGGCGCTGCAGGTGTGTAAAAACTTTCGTCAATTACCGTTACACTTACGCCAGCTGATTGAAGTTGAGCCATAATATATTCTCCATGAACAATTTCTAAATAATTCTCTTGATGTATTTAGTTGTTTTGGAGATTTTATTGCTATATCATGGCTAATAATCATATTATTTGGAATTTAATAATAAATAAACATTGTTGTATAACTCATCAATAGTCCCATTATTATCTATCACTACATCAAAATCTAAACCATGCCATGCCCATTCACTTTCATGTATTCCATATGTTTGACTTAACATTAATTGGTCAGAACTATTCCCGGCTAATGCACCCGGTACATGTGAAAACCATTCAGGATCAGGCCCTCGCTTTACTCGAACCATTTTCCCACCAGATTTTTGAATAGCATTAAATTCATTTGGAAATCTACAGTCAGTAATGATAATATTATCAGTTGATTTGCGTAATCGATTTTCCAAACTTGATAACCATATATCTTGATGAAAGTTATTTCGGCATACATCCGTTCCCCAATATTGTAAAATCCAGCGTGGGGTTATATCCATGTTCAATCGTTCTGACCACCAGTCATCACGTGTTTCACGCCATTCCCGAGATTGTTTTGTGCGCCCTTCTAATAAAGTTCGATCCCATCCAAACACGGCTGCCACCGAATCTTTCAAGGATGATGCAAATGATTCACGACGAAATTCGTGAAAATTAACCAAGTAATCAGCAACGGTATCTTTACCACCACCAATGTTTCCTGCTACTGCTATAATCATGTTACCTCCGTGTAAAAATTGAATTATATCTTACTCGGAGGATGATGTCAATAGTTAACCTATCACCCATGTCAAAGGAGTACCACCTGGTACTAGATTTTCTAATTCTTTTTCCAATGCTACTATTTCTTCTTTTGCACTCGCTTTCAAATCACTGCCATTTAATTGAATAGATCCAGTTGGCCCGGCAATAGAGGCAAATAAGCTTCTCGCCTCCCCTAACATCATTTTACAAGTAGCTAATGTGTAATCACGTAACCATTGTTTGGCATAGATATCTGTAAGTAACACGAAGTCAGGTCTATAATTATGGGTTCTTAATAAAATCTGCTCACCTTGTGCAAACGGTCTCTGTAATATAGTAAGAATATGGCTTTGTGGTTTCCATTTGAATTCTATATAACTACCAAACATTCTACCTACCAATTTTTGATAACCGGCAAACATTTCATAGGTAGCTAATCCCCCCATCATACTACCACTTAACAGATAAGTGTTAGTATAAGCCAAATTGAACGGTTCAAATAATGTACCACCCGCACCCAATCCTGAACGCGACCCAATTGCACGACGGAATACACTTTGCACTTCAACAATTTCATCCGGTAGTCTATATTCATTTTGATCTTGTACCAATTCTAAAAAAATATAACTTTCTTCAACAGCATTTGAACTTCGTTGTCTAAATTTAATTAGTGCTTTATCTAATGCGGTTTCATAATGAATCGGATCCAAGTCAATATCGATCATACCGTCAGCGAGCATTGCTCTAACATAATCGAATACTTTATTTCTTTCAATAAGTGATGTAGAAGTAGTATCTGTTAAAATTTCAGTCATTTTTAATCTCCTGTTATATTTATCGAATATACCAGATGATTAGATAGATAAATATGTAATAACTAGGAGAGTTCCATTGCCAAGATTAAGTATGTTTAAGCCGGAAAAGGGCAATAATTTTAAATTCATAGATCGACAAATTTCACGAATGTTCCAAGCCGGTGGAACCGATGTGTATGTTCATAAATTTTTAGGTACATCTAATAATATCGCTGGGTCTGCTGATCAACCAGTTTACACTGAAGATTCCCCCACAAACATTCAAGATCTATTACTTCTAGAAAATAGAGATAGAAAATATGATCAAGAAATATACCGTATTAGAGGCTATTATAATGTCCAAAATATCGATTTCAATTTAAGTCAATTTGGTTTATTCATAGATAATGATACATTATATATGACCGTTCATATTAATGATTTTATTAACTATGTAGGGAGAAAACCATTAAGTGGTGATGTAATGGAATTGCCACATTTAAAAGATGATTTTGCCCTCAATGATTTTGATGTTAGTCTACCTAGATACTATGTAATTGAAGACGTCGGTAGGGCTAGTGAAGGATTTTCAGCAACATGGTATCCTCATTTATATAGATTAAGATTATCAAAAATAACAGATAGTCAACAATTCTCTGATATATTAGATTTACCAGCAAGTGATGGTTCTACACTAACTGTTAGAGATTTATTAAGTACCCGATCTAAAGAGTTGGAAATTAATGATGCCATATTAAATCAGGCAGAAGTAGATGCGCCATTTAGTGGGTATGAAACTCAACAATTCTTTACGTTAGCTGTTGATAAAAATACTGGGGATACCATCATTCAAACCCCAGATAATTTACCAATAGATCCCAATACACCAGTTACTAATCATCGACCATTACGATCTGGATATACTGGATATTTGTTAGGCGATGGCATTCCAGTAAATGGATTTGATTTTGGTACTGGAGTTCAATTTCCAGATAATCCACTAAATGATGACTTTTTCTTACGGGTAGATTTTTTACCCAATAGATTGTTTAGATTTAATGGTAATAGTTGGTTGCGTGTCGAAGATAAAGTAAGAATGACTATGACAAATAATGATAGCAGACAAACTTTGAAAACAAGTTTTATCAATAATCTTTCATACACTTATAATACTCCAGTTGGTACTGATATCGTAAAATTAGAAATGGGTGATACCGAAGTTTTCACAAATATAAATTTTCAGACTGCATTATATGTTGTTATATCTTCAAATACAGTCAAATTAGAGTATGCATTTACTGATTTTCCTGATTTGTTTGATTCTTACACAGTCAATAACTCTGATAAATTAAAGATACTATTACCAATAATAGATAATACAATTCAAGAAATACCTTTTGATGGTGCTTGGAATGTTACGTTGTATAACTATAGAGAAGAACAGCGCCAAAGTTTATCAAAGGCGTTGCGTCCAGATGCCAACTTTTAAGGAGAGTAATCTTGCAATTTTTTTATGATTCACAAATAAGACGATATATAACGCAGACAATTCGTGTCTTTAGTAATTTCGTAGTCAAATACAGTGATGGTTCATTGCACCGCGTTCCAGTTTTATATGGTGATGCTGACCGCCAAGTCGCAAATATTATGCGTCAAAATTCTGAGAATGCAGTAAACTCAGTCCCAAGAATTAGTATATATGTCACAGAATTAAAAATGGATCGAGATAGAATGGCAGATGCCACTTATGTTGGTAAAGTTCATATAAGAGAGCGAGATGAATTTGCTGATGCTTATCAAACTTCACAAGGTAGAACATATACGGTTGAAAGATTGATGCCAACCCCGTTCAGTTTAAAAATGAAAATAGATATATGGGCATCAAGCACTGATCAAAAATTGCAAATTTTAGAACAAATATTAGTATTTTTCAACCCTAGCATGGAATTGCAAACATCTGATAATTTTATCGATTGGACTAGTTTAACAGTATTAAATTTAGATGATATTACATGGACTAGTAGAACGGTCCCAACCGGAACTAATTTAACTATTGATGTTGCTACAATCACTGTTGATACACCAATATGGATAAGTCCACCAGTCAAAGTAAAACAGTTAGGTGTTATCACTAATATAATTGCAAATATTCATAAATCAAGCGATGCAAGTCCATATGGATACATTGATGGGTTAGGGGTAGACACTACTGGACCAACTATTACTATGTCAGATATTATTACTAATAAACATATCACTATTTCAGAATATAATATTGCAGTTTACGGTAATAATGTTACATTACTCGATGAATACACTAATACTGTTCCACCAGAACCTTTTGGTTTACCAGATAATATTCCTAATCCAGTTAGTTGGGTTAAAATTTTGGATGGTTATAATGGCACTTTTACGCCAGGAGTTAGTAGAATTTATTTACGTCAACCAGATGGATCAGAAATAGTCGGGACGGTTTCAATCGATGATATTACTCCATCCATATTATTGGTAGAATGGGACCAAGATACATTGAACACAAATACTGGGATTGATAGCCAAGGTATTTTTGATTACAATCCTGGTTATAATTCAGGCGGAAATAGATCTGCTAGTCCGGGCACATTTGACGCAATTGTAAATCCGTTATCGTTTAATCCAAAACGACCAAACAATGAATCTGAAGATCAATTAATCGCTATAGGCACTCGATATTTAATAATTGAAGACATTGGTAATCGAATTAATACTGATGGACCTGATGGATGGAAGTCGTCTAATAACGAAGATTTTATTGCATTAGCTAACGATATAATAGAATGGAATGGCACAGAATGGAATATTGTTTTTAATTCAATAAAAGAATCTGAATCAATGGTGTGGCAAACGAATATATACACAGGAATACAATATTTATGGAATGGTATTTCTTGGAGTAAAAGCTTCGACGGCACGTATAGGTCAGGTTCATGGAAACTAATATTATAAAAGACAAAATAGTATGCAGTGGCGCACTGTTTTACGCAAAATCATCTCACAGGTTTCTTCTAATTCAGAAAGCAACTGGTAAACATCAAGGATCATGGGGGTTAGTTGGGGGGACTAATTTAATCGGTGAAAACCCTTGGCAAGGATTACAAAGAGAAGTAATAGAGGAAATCGGGTGTTTTCCAGATGTTTTGAAAACTATACCATTGGAAACATTTGTTTCCAATGATAAAGTATTTAATTTTCACACTTATTTATGTGTGGTAGATCATGAATTTATCCCATTACTCAGTCCAGAGCATATAGCATGGGCATGGTGTTCGATTGACTACGCACCAAAACCATTACACCAAGGTTTAAAGAATAGTTTCTCTAATAAAATTATGAGAACTAAACTTCAAACCATATTTGATATAATAGATTTAATTTAATAGTTGGTTTGACGAACTAATTGGATATTGTTTTTTTAGAAAATCCAAATTAGTTCGCGAATCATTCGGTTCATACCATCCATTACCAGTATGAATATCAAGAACAGACTTGAAAAATTCTTCATACATGACAGCTACTCTATCAAGTGAAAAATTATTGATTGCCCATTCTCTACAATCATATGGACTTATTTTATCAATATTTTTCGCAGCCCATGTGAAATGTTCAAATGTTTTGCATCTATAACCAGTAACTCCATGAATGTTATTCTCAGTGAATGCACCCCAATCAGTTGTAATGGTTGGTGTACCAGATAACAAGCATTCAATTTGTACTCCACCAAATGGTTCATTATACATACTTGCGACAAATGCACCTTTTGCTTTAGACATCAATTTTCTGCGAGTTTCAACATCGGCATATCCGATAACTTCAACATGTGATGGGATCTCTGTATAACCGCAATCTTGTAAAGAATTTTGTCCTGCCACTAATAATTTAGCACCGATTGCTTCAGTAACTTGGATGGCAACATGAATTCCTTTCCCCTCATATACTCTTCCCAAAAATAGGAAATAATCATCTTTTTCTGCAGAAAAAGTAAAATCATCTGGATCGAAATAATTAGGAATTACAGTATCATACCAGCCTTGCTTACATGTACCAACTGACTCTAATCCATAGTATGCATGGTAAATTGCATATGATTCAAATATTTTGTATCTTGCCCAATGTCCACCTGCATATCCAATACCAGGTTCAACACAAATTAAATCTTGGTGTGCATCACAAATTGGTCTGGTGCCTGATCCCCAGAAAGGTAGAATAATATCTAATGGTTGTTTTCTGATTGCAATTTCACGAATTGCATTTTTATAGAATGTTTGATATGCATGATCACCAGTATCAAACTTAAAAAAATGTTTACGCCAATCATGATCACCATACGAAATTTTCCAATCTTCGGTCGAGAGTACATTAACATGTTCTGTACACTCTAAATCAGATTCTTCATGCCCATAATGAATAACAGTATGTCCTCTTTCTATCATCATTTTACTAAATTTTACTACTTTTTGGGTGTACGCACATGCGACGTACTCTTTACTTGACACTGTATGTGGCAAGCCTAATATATGAAATCTCATTTTATCTCCATTTTGGACCGTCAAACCAACAGGCTAAACTATACCGGATGCCTCTGGTTACTTGAGTTGCTTGATGTAATATAAAGGAAGGAAAAAATACGACAGAACCTTGATTTCTAATATCATCTGGACTGGGATGGGCACCAACGTCAATGAATTCTAGATTACCCCCATCATACTCTCCCGGGTCAGAAAGTTGCACAACTGCTGTTATTTTTCTATGATATTCTGGATCATTATTTAACCAAAAAACATCATGATGTTTTTTATATTCACCCAAATATGAAGAGTCATATTCAGCTAATTGAATATAATCCATTTTTGATATGTGTACTTTAAACCATTGATCATTTGCTTCAACGGCCATTTTCCACATTGCATCAAAAAGAAATGCAAAATCAGGATTTGTTTTTTGTATAAAACGAACTTTAGATCTTCGCCAGTTATTATCAACATGGCCATTATTTAACCCGATTATTGCATCTTGGACAGGCAATTGCAACCCAAGTTCTAATATTTTAGCACATGTTTCTCGATCAAAATATCGATTATAATAACACCATTCACCTTTCATCATTCACCCTTTATAAAATACATTATACCTGACATCAGGTATAATGTCAACTATTTATTTCTCAAAAAATGACTTGATAAAATTTATTTGTATCTGGCGTTCTTTAACAGCTTGTAATAACAAGGGTATTATTTTTTCGTATTGCACAGTTAGATAGTTTTCACCAGATTTGCTATTTTCATACTGATCCATATCAAAGGGGGCTATTGAAATAACTTCGGGCAATACTGATTGTACCTCTTGTGCAATAACTCCAACTTGAGAGTTGTAATCTTTATAACCGAAATTTTCCGCAAATTTATTTTGCGTGAATTTAATACCACGAATGGAATTTACCATTTCTAATGCATTTTCTATTTCAACAATATTATCTTTCAATCGTCTATCAGAATATCCATAATAACCCGTAATATCATCAGTTGCCACTATGGTTCCTCCAGTTGCTAATGGTGCTCTACCAACTCCCAACGCAAATAATTGTGGAGTATCGGTCGTCGTCAACGGTCCAGACGCACCAGTAGATCCAGTAGATCCGGTAGATCCGGTAGGACCAGATGCCCCAGTAGAACCAGTAGAACCAGTAGATCCGGTAGGACCAGATGCCCCAGTAGAACCAGTAGATCCGGTAATTCCGGTAGGACCAATTAGACCAGATGGTCCTGCCCCAGCATATTTCATACCAGGGTCACCATCTGATCCCTGTTGTCCTTGTGATGCTATTGTAGATGATTGGACTCCTATTAATCCTATCAATCCGTAGCCACCAGTTGAGCCTTGTGTTCCTGAGTTCCCAGTAAATCCAGTAATTCCTAGTGGACCAGTTGCGCCAGTTGCGCCAGATGCTCCTTGAATTCCAACTTGAATTACTCCTGATGCACCTTGAAGACCGGTTAATCCATCTACCCCAGCATCTCCTTGAACACCAATTGATTCCGGACCGGTTGCACCTGGTAAACCTGCAGGTGATGATGCCCCACGAACACCAGTAGCACCAGGTGGGCCAGATAATCCATCTCCACCAGGTCCAGATAACCCGGTTATACCTTGTTCTCCGATATAACCAGAACTCCCTGTCATTCCAATACCAGATGATCCAAATGATCCATTCGGGCCTTGCGGTCCGGTAGCACCATTAAATACTGAATTAGTTACCCCTTGTATACCTTGCGGCCCAGATGCACCAGATGCACCGGTTGATCCTCTGTATCCTAAACTACCAGCAGACAAATATGGTGAACCAGAAGCACCGTCTTGACCAATAATTCCATCTTCGCCAATGTAACCAGTAGGACCAGACGCACCTAATCCTCCAGCCCCAGATGCACCAATTCCTAAATCCCCCGGTAATCCAGTTTCACCTATTAGACCTATAACACCAGTTGCTCCTATTCCTGGGTGACCGATTTCTCCAGGTATACCAATTACCCCATTTGCACCAGTTGCCCCATTAACTAATGGTCCTGTCCCCCCAGGTGTACCAATCACCCCAGTTGCGCCTGTTGCCCCAGCTACATTTGTTACACCAATCGCATCGCTTGCAGATCCCTTTATACCTTGCGTTCCAGAAAATCCTTGTATTCCATTTTCACCAGTTGCCCCAATATTATAACCACCAGAAGCACCCATCATGCCATGTATCCCAGTGGCGCCTGGTAACCTAGTTACACCAGTTGCCCCAATATGACCATCTCCAGAAATACCAGGTAATCCGGTTGCACCTTTAAATCCGGTGGATCCAAATTCACCTGTAATTTGTATTCCAGTAGCACCAAGTGCACCCTTAACACCAGTCGCGCCAGTCGCTCCTTGGACATTAATGACTCCAGCTGAACCTTTTGGACCGGTTGATCCGATTGGACCGGTTGCACCAGATGCTCCTCGCGACCCAGATGCTCCACGGGTAGGTCTACCATAAAATCCTGCTAATCCAGTTGGTCCAACTACACCGGTTATTCCATTTAAACCGGTAGTCCCAATAGCTGATTGTCCAATAATCCCAATGTATCCTGTTGAACCAGCTGTTCCTATTTTACCAAGGTAGCCAGTTGAGCCAGTTGCACCGGTTGCACCTGTTGATCCGGTGGATCCATGAGGTCCACTGGAAGATATTCCAAGTAACCCTATATAACCAGTTGATCCAGACGCTCCTTGTGGTCCAGACGATCCACGAGGCCCTGTAGATCCAATAAATGGAGAATGATTACCAACCCAATTTCCATTTTCATCAATAACCTTGGTGTTACCAACCGTTAATCCATATTCAATACCAAAATTTTTATTTTCTGTCATGTTTGTTCACAAAATCAAGTAGTATATTTATTTCAGTATTTTGTTCTTTAATAGCTTGAATTAGTAATGGTACTAATTTTTCATACTGAACAGTTAAATAATTATCCCCGGTTATACTATTTCCATAATAATCCATGTCAAATGGGGCTAATGATACAGCTTCCGGTAATACTTTTTGTATTTCTTGTGCTATAACTCCTACTTGTGGTTTATAATTATTATATCCGAATCGTTCTGCATATGAATTTTGTGTAAATCTTACACCCCTGATTTCGTTTAATAATTCAGTTGCATTTTCAATTTCTTTGACATTTTCTTTTAATCGTTTGTCCGAATAGTATGCATATATGTTATTTGTTGCAACAATAGTCCCGACCGTAGCTAATGCACCTGTCCCAACCCCTAATGAATTTACCTGAGCACTAGTCGCACCTGGAAATAACCCAGGTGAACCCGGTGATCCGCCTGCACCCGGTGATCCGCCAGGACCTAGTGGACCGGTTGCACCAGATGATCCATTTGCTCCGGGTGATCCAGGATTCCCAATACCACCAGGAGATCCGCCAGGACCTAGTGGGCCGGTTGCACCGGTTGATCCGGTTGATCCGATTGGACCTGTTGCACCTGGATTTCCTTTTGGGCCGGTTGCACCAGTAGATCCAATAGGGCCGGTTGCACCCGGATCTCCTTTTGGGCCAGAAGCACCAGTAGAACCCTGGGGGCCGGTTGCACCACTAGCGCCAGATGATCCAGGCAGACCTTGTAGCCCTTGGCTTCCCTGTGGACCAGTAGTTCCTGGGGCACCAGTTGGACCCAATGGACCAGATGCCCCGGTTGAACCACGTGGACCGGTAGCTCCGGTAGCTCCTGTTGGACCGACTGGTCCACGTGGGCCGGTTGCACCAATCCCGGTAGGACCTGTTGCACCAGTAGATCCTGTTGATCCAGATGATCCCAATGGCCCGGTTGCACCAGATGCACCTGTGGAACCTCTTGGACCTGTTGCACCAGATGCCCCGGTTGATCCCAATGGCCCGGTTGCACCAGATGCACCTTGAGGCCCGGTTGCACCTGTTGAGCCAGTCGATCCGGTTGGACCTGTTGCACCAGATGCACCTGGTTGACCAGTTAACCCTTGTAATCCCTGTGGACCTGTTGCACCTGTTGCACCAGGATCACCCAATGGACCAGATGCACCTTGAGCACCACTGGCACCCGTTGATCCTTGTGGCCCGGTTGCACCTGTCGGTCCTTGTGGTCCAGTTGAACCAGATGCACCTTGAGCACCACTGGCACCTTGCGGCCCGGTTGATCCAGATGCACCGGTTGATCCAATAGGACCGGTTGATCCAGATGCACCTTGAGGTCCAGTAGACCCAGATGCTCCCGTTGATCCGGTTGGACCATTTGGTCCGGTTGATCCAATAGGACCGGTTGATCCAGATGCACCTTGTGGGCCGGTGGCTCCTGTTGCACCAGGATCCCCAATCGGTCCGGTTGAACCAGATGCACCTTGAATACCAGAAGCACCTTGAGGTCCGGTTGATCCTAACGGGCCGGTTGATCCAGAAGCACCCTGTGGCCCGGTGGCACCGGTGGCACCCTGTGGGCCGGTGGCACCGGTTGAACCAGTATTGCCCAGTGGCCCGGTGGCACCGGAAGCACCTTGTGGGCCGGTGGCACCGGAAGCTCCAGTTGACCCTTGAGGACCAGTTGATCCAGAAGCACCTTGAGGACCAGTTGACCCAGACGCACCTTGAGGACCAGTTGAACCAGTAGCCCCGGAAGCACCTTGAGGGCCAGTTGATCCTCGCAATCCAACTATACCTTGTAATCCTTGAGCACCGGTTGCACCGGTTGCTGCATCAGCACCTCTAACACCGGTAGCACCAATAGGTCCAGTCGAACCAGATGCACCAGTTGATCCCATGGGTCCAGTCGAACCAGATGCTCCGATTGGACCCGTTGATCCAATCGGCCCAGTTGACCCAGACGCACCTTTTGTTCCCGAAGCACCGGGTTTTCCCAGGATACCTTGTGATCCGGTTGCGCCAATAGGTCCAGTAGCACCAGATGCACCAGTTGATCCTTTAACACCCGATGCACCGTTAATGCCAGTATATCCACGTGGACCAGTTGATCCAGGGGCACCAACAAGTCCTTCTGGAGGGCCTATCCATTCACCAAGGGAATTTATTACCGATGTTTCACCAACTGTTAACCCATTTTTTATATTGAATGTTTTGTTATTTGTAGTCAAGGTTCATTGTCCCCTTTTTATACAGTTATATATTGTCGCTGTACATTTATTTGTGTCGCATCATTATCTGGTGTGAAAATTAAATTAAGTATTCCAGATACCAAACTAGAAGAAAAAATTCCTAATTTAGATATTGTAAAAATTTCACCATATTGCGAAATATTAACATTTGCTCCATCATGAATTAATATTATTTCAGTAGAATGATACTTATTATTGCTTGTAACTTGAACAAGATATTTAGCAGTTCTATATACTGTTGTATCAAACGTGTCTATAACAGTAGGAATAGCAGTTGTTGTCGTATACGATAGAATAGGCAACCCTGACGATGCAACAGAATCTACATATGATTTTGTTGCTAAATCATTTCCATTTATTGGTGGTAGACCATTGATTATTCTACTAGATGATAAATCTAATTTACCAGTCCCATTTGGTGTTAATACAATATCTTGATTGGGATTGGCACTTCTAATACTATTACCTGAAAATATCAAATCATTAATAGTTAATTCACCTACGATATTCTGTGGACTATCGCCATTCGTTGATATGTAATTGTTTTCTAAATATGTTACAATTGCTTCTTGTGTAGGTACGGTAAATTGATCTATAAATCCATTACTTGCCTTTAATTCTGGATCATTACTAATTTCTTTTAATTGAACCCCAGAAGGTGCACCATTTCTAATTAACGGTCCTACTGCTCCTAAATTTGTAAAGTCAATAGTTGATGCATCTAATGTTGTAGTTTTTGTTAATATATCAACTGAAAATACAGTACCAACTTTATAAATCCCTCGCTCATTTATCGAAGAACAAAATACTTTTCCATAATTAGTTTCATATATTTCACGTGTACTTCTTGGTACTCCTGAATTTGTTGGCAATGCGTTATAGGTAACACCAGACCCAACATAGCCAAAATTATGTGAATTTGATTTAATTATACTTGAATAATACATATTAACCGAATCACCAGCGAATACACTAAATTTAGTAGGTGTTACTTTAATACTAGCAGTTGTTCCTGTTAATTGCACAACTGATGAAATAAAATACTTTGGTGATGTCGATGCAAATCCGATTAATGTATTTTGTAATGGAACTTTATTAATTCCATACACAATAAATTCTTGAATACCAGATAGAGATGCTTGTGCAATTGCTTCTGTAGTATGTGGACCAACAAAAGTGATAGAAGGTAATTCAGAATACCCATATCCACCATCTTCAACTATAATTTCTACAATTTTTCCACCTACTACGGTAGGTGTCACAATTGCGGCTAATCCAGCATACTCCAATCTAGCCGATCCATTTAACTCTGACCCAACATAATGAGTTGGGAAATTAGCTGGATCACTATCACTAGTTCCAGAAAGGATAACAACATATAAGTATGGACCATAACATACTTGATCATACAAATTATAGTATGTTGAAGGAGTCCATTGTCTTCCAATTAAAATTTCTAAATTATCTGGATCATATCCATCACCTTGATTTGATAAGGTAATTGACAATAAATTACTGTATATAGATGCAGATACTATTCCATTTGATATATAAGCATCATAATTATAATTGTCGCTAAACAATCCATATGCCCCATATTCAGTTGAACATGCATTGGTATTAATGGTTGCACCTGATTCAGCGTTATAACTTATTGAACAAAATTTAGTCATACATGAATCAGCATAAATGGTCGCACCATTTTCCGCCAAAATTCCAAAACCACCTTGATTTATTGCAATGAATTTATCCACGTAAGCGTGTTTTATAGTCGATGAAATAGAAAAAAGAACCCCATCTACACGAACACCACCCCCGGCGCCAGCTGAATCAACACGATATGCAGGATCTGGCACTTCGCTGTTTGTTATCAAAGGCAACGCAGTTGCACCTATTGACTGATTTTGCACGGTTTCATTAGGTATAAACTTCATTCCATTATTCAAATATGGGCCAGATATACTCGTGCAATCTTTAATAGTAGGAGCTGTTGTAAATGTTGTGTATGGTAATATAGAGAATGCAAAACTTGGTGCTTGATGATCCTTAACGGTGATACATTCAATAGTTGATCCACTACTTAAATGAAAAACATCTAATTGTGGGTTTTGTGGAATAATAACAACTCTCGAATCTTCGCCGATGATAGTCACGTTTTTCGGACAGACAATAGGATTGTTTTCAGTATACTCACCACTAAAGACGATAATAGTTGTACCAGGAACAGCAGAATTTATAGCAGAGGTTATAGACGGCTTTGGTGCTGTTATTGAATTTCCAGGATATAAATCATTACCATTTTTTGAAACAAATAATACGTTTTCTGTAGGCAGGATATCGGTTTGTATAGCAGACTGTGGAATCCATTCAGTTGTCCCATCAGTTCTCCCAATTAGTACACTGCTGTCCACATCTGGTGAGCCCAGCGCTGGCTGAGCTTGTTCTAGTGATACATATTTATATCTTGATGATGTTAATTTTGTTGCCGGAATTACCGGTTTTCTTCCACTTAATAAATTAGGCATTTGCAGTCTCTAATATGCTGAGAGTAACTTTTAATCCACTAGATTCACTAGCAAAAGCTACTATACTATCGAAGCTTTCGATAATCATTTTCCCTGATAATAACGATGCTGAATCGTTTGGAGGTATGATATAATCCTTTACTATTTCAGTAACGGTATCCCCTGCTTGGTATCCATTTAATGTTGCTGGGTCCGGGAATACTGGTATATTTCTATAATGAGCAAAAGTTAGACTAATATCATGGTCTGTTACATTAGCAACTTGGGCCATTAAGACAATAGAAGTAACACCAGGAGGAGCTGTGTATATTTTAGTAGTATTAGGAGATTTAAGATTATTCATGTACCCAATCACTTCTGATACAATAAATTCCTTATTCAGCATAATCAAATCAAATGCGGTTTGATATGCTTCATCACTCACTGGTGTGCTAGCAATAGGTTCACGAACATTCGCTGAGCCTGGACCGTTGTTTATAATATTAACTAAAGTATCAATTAATCCAAATGGATGTGATCTATCAATATTATAAATACTCCATGCAATTTCATCACATTTTCTAGGATCTCCAGCTGTTGGGATATAATATGACATATCCTGTTTGATTTCTTGTTGATACGGTGCTTTTAAGTATTTATTTTTATTTTTGTATGAAGTAATAGCACCTTGAGTTAAAAATGTATTAGTCACGATAGCCGACATAACAATACCCATATAATTATATGCATCAATGGTGTCTGTTTTTTCAGTTGGAACTACTGATGTATCGGCAGAATTACTATAGTAATACACTCCAGCTTGTGCAGCTTGACGATTACCGGGATATGTCAAATCGAAATTAATACAATCAACAATATATCCTATATCTCTAAAACATAGATTATCATTTGTGTATAATGAACTATTTGGATAAGTAAATCCAACTGAAACTGTACCAGATCCAACGACACTCCCTGTTGCTACAAAGGTAGTACCAGAAACAAATCCCACTGGTGCACCAGCTGCACCGAAATCACTATCACCAACAGTAACAATGGTATAGGTTCTACCTGTTTGCATTTCAGTTGATGATATTACAGTGTAATGTGTAATTGCATCAATATACGCAACGATTTGAGCTTGAATAAATTCTTTATTTGCTAATAGAATTTTTGCTGCACTAATTAGATTATAATCTGTGGTTTCTTTCAAACCTATTGGATGTAATTCAGAAGTGAACCCAAGTTCGTCCATATTCCAATCAGAAAGATTCAAAGTTGGATTTTTGTTTGTGTTAATAGTGTTACTTATGTATACTACGCCATTATAAACAACTGCATCATCTGGTTGATATGCTACCGAGTTAGACCAAGGAGAGGCATATGCCCCATTGGGTCCATATTTTATAATGTTTCTAATTAACCTAACATTTTCAGATGCAATATCTGCTTCATATGATGAGCCAGAGGTTAAACTAATGTTCTGTAAAACATCTCTTTGATAAATCGTGGCAATCGGTTGTCCTAAAATAACATCATTAACAAGTGTTTCAAGATATTTATAAGCCGATAACGCTTCCGCCATTTCGGTTTCTATTAAACTAACATCGGTCGAAAATCCATAATAATAAACCCCAGCTTGGATAGTTTGTCTATTACCACCATATTTCAAATCAAATGAGATAGAATCAACAATATAGCCAATATCTCTGTAGCATTTATCAGAATCATAGGCAAACGAATAAGAGAACGGAGGGGTGTTTGATGCTACATTATAGTTAATCCATGCAATCACTTCTGATTGAATATATTTTTTATTTGCTTGCAATAAAGTATAAGCATTTAATAAACCAGTATCGCTAGTAGCCATACCATTTGGCTGAATATCATCAGTTACACCAGTAGTGCCATTTACAATAATGTCAGAAATTTTAGACATTAATGTATCCACTTTATTCTTACTAGTTAAATTACCTGGAATAGATGTATTGATAATTTGGGACAATTTATTACCAGTTGTATTGATGATTACTTCATTTACAACAATTTTTTTCATTAATGATTTTGCAAAATCGACAGCTGCAGACGTTTGATTAATTTCACCATTAATTTTTGTAGATCCCTGTGACCAATATTGCAATCCAGCAAACAAAGATTGGGTAGATCCATTGAACAATAAATCAAATGCAATAGAATCAACAATTAATCCAGTATCTCGGGAGCATTTTGCTTTATCATAAACATATCCTTTTCCAAATCTACTATTGACAAACGCAACAATTTCATGTTGTAAAAAAGTTTTGTTTGCTTGTAAAATAGCAACAGCGTTAGCCATTGAAGAGTTTGTATCAATATGTGCTCCATTTGTAATAATTCTATCAGTAACACCGGCTGTACCATTTTCAATAATATCGATAATCAAATTAAATTCATTTTCAATTAATAGTTGAGATTCGAGATCGCTTTCTGGATAACTCATATTTTGCGATATTAAATTTCCCACTGATGCATCAACTGGTATATTGAGTATTAATTGCAATGCCACTTCTTTTGCATGTTGTAACGCTGAAATGGTTTGAAATACTTCCCCGTCAATTTTTGATACTCCTTGTGACCAATATTGCACTGCTGCAAATTCTGTTTGTGTTGATCCACCGAATAATAAATCATATGCAATTGAATCGACAATCAATGCAGTATCCCTAGCACATTTTGCTTGGTTATATTTCAGTGTTGATAACACTGCTGTTTTTGTTTTAAACGTATTTAATGGTATTAATGCCATGTATAAATCCTCTTAACCTTCAATTGCTAATATAAACGGTGTCATTTCTGCAAACAAACTCTTTTGGAATGTTCTACCGCTCAGAACACCAGTTGCTTGACTAATTACTAGATCTGGTCCTATTCTAAAATCACCATTCTGATCAGTTGATGTGAAAAAAACTTTCCCACCATTCAACATATTTACCTCATTTTCTTGGATAGGATCAGATCTGCCAACCTGTGGTAATGCACCATAATTAGTCCCTGATCCAATATATTCAAAAAGATATCCAGAAGCTGACATATAACTTCTTTGATAGAAGTTAACCAACGCACCATCCGGGAATAATGCACTATTCCTAACATTATCTTCAATTTCAACAATGTGATATGTACCAGGTTTTGAAAAGTATGACAACCCAGAATATACTGAATTGTAATTGCCACCACTGGTTAAATCATATGCTAAATTTACACAGATTAATTTAACATCTCGTCTACATTTATTGCTATTGTATTCTAATTGAAACCATGCACCGGATTCTGCTGTTCTTATTTGTTCTTCAATATAAGCAGTAATTTCTTCTACGCAGAAATCTAAATTTGATAATATTAATTTTGCTGCATCACCATGATTATTATTAACAACCCCGGTAGTTGATAATTCGATATCAATACCAGCAGCTGCAACAATTTCTGCATCAGTATTTCCAGCCAATATACCAGCTTTAACAATATTTGGATTTCCTAAAATAGTGATAATATTAGTCATTAATTCATCAATTATTGCAGCCATGGCTAATTTATCATAGGTAGATGCTAATTTTTGATCAATCACTTGCTCAACAATATTTTGTGAACTAACTACTACCTCATTCTGTACAATCTGTTTAACAATATTAGTTAATGCGACCAGTGACGATATCTCAGGCTGTGGCAAAGTGGTAATTTGCTTTTCTGGTAAAATGCTATCACCAAGTGATATTATAGATCCATCTGACCTAAACGTTGGGTTAGTAGCAGGTGTACTAGACAAAATCGTATAATATGCATTACCACACGTGAATAATGTAAAATAATTAGGATTATTCAAATCACCGCCAGACATATTAACTGGTTTACTTAAGTATATAGTTTCTGGATCCATATCACTAATAACGGTTCCATCAAGAATATACAATTCCCCTGTCTCTGAATCATAATTATTTCCATATTGATCGTAAATATATACTCGTTGTCCAATAAACATGTTAATAGGATTGACACCACTTATGGATAACTCACCTTTTGTAATAGTTGACAAAGTAATGGTAGCTGTCAAAAATCCAGGTTTACCTTGTGCATTAATATATTCAGATGGTGGTAATATTTCCATCATTAATGAAATATGTGGTCTATATGCAATATCTGGTAGGAAAACACAAATTTGTTGTTTGTTAGGAAAAAATCCAGAAGGATAATATTCATTATAGTCAAATTCATTAGTCACAGAATTAAATGTATAATTTGTTGGATTATAGACTGTGCCAGAAAATTCACGTGGTCCATATCCTTTTGAAATCATGCAATATTTTCCAAAATTGGCGTTTGAATTAGTGATAGATGCAATGCCACCATTATCAGTTTGTACTGCAATCGAACTAAAGATTGTAAATACTGATACTAATTGAACATAACCACGATTAGTAACTCTGATACCACGACCGCCCTGATTCACTTGTGTGAAAGCATCAGCAACGAATGACCGAATTGGAGAATTGGTTGTGACAACATCACCATCTATTAACATGCCACCCATAGAACCCCATGGATCGCATTTGCGATTACTCCATCTTGACGGAATCGTTGATTCAACTGCTGGATACACAGATGGCCAACCAAAATACAAAGTTGAATTATTCCCAACACCAACTGTTTTATTATCTAAATACAATCTAACTCGATTAACATCAGTATAAATATAATTTAAAATTTTTGTTGCTTTTTGAATATCATCTGCTGAAATACCAGTAGCAGAAAATAATGCAGTACCAGTATGTTTTCTATACTTTTTCGTTGTATCAGATGGATTAGTACCAATCAAATTGGTACCATTTTCAACAATATCTTTAATAATATTAACATTTTTTTCAATAGATACTGATGCAATTTCCCCATACATCCAATCTAAATTAATAGTTTGATCATATGACATACTAATGTTTCGTATGACATTTTGTATTACCGTATTTAATTGCGTAAATGCATCTAACCATATAAGCAATTCTTGTTGTGTCAATACTAAATGATTAGCATTATAATAAGCTGTTGCAACTTCAATTGTACGCGAATTCCCACCCAATAAAGTATCATGTGCCAACGCATCGATAATATATCCAAGATCACGTTTGCATTTCATTCTGTCATAAACAAAAGTTGGATAATTGGTAGTTATGTATCCATCTATTCTATTCTGTAAATATGTTCTATTATTAATAATTAACAATTCAGCACTTGTTAAACCAAATTCTGGACCAGTACTTTTATACTCACGATCAATGTATTCATCGGTTCCAAATGTTAAAATATTTTCAATTATTTGAATATTATTATTAAATGGTTGTATTGCAATAGCCCCATCTGTTAGTGAGGCATTTATTACTTGTGAAATACCAAATTTAGCAGTACCATTACCAGAACCGATCCCAGTGGCAACAAATGTCATACCAACAGTGTTACTTTCTGCGCCAATGTCGATAAAGTTAGTTGATCCAATTGAAACAATTGTATATGTTTTACCAGGAATAAACAAACCAGCATCCACTGTAGTTCCTGCATATAAGTCAGGGATAACTGAATTTTCTATGATTGATTCAACTAATGTTTTTATGAATCCCAACACATCTATTGTTTGATCAATTTCACCGGAAATTTTACTGATAGCATTATCCCAATACGCTTTACCACATTGGATTGATTTTGAATTTCCACCAAAAGTAGTATCATACATAACATGTTCAATAATTATTCTAATATCTCTACTGCATTTTTGAGAATCATAAGTAAAATTATACCAAATACCAGATGTAGCAGCTGCTACATTATCACTGATATATTTTAAAACTTGCTCTTGGATAAATTGAATATTTGCGAAAACTAAAGCTCTAGCAGAAAAAAATCCTTGATTTTGTGGGGCAGTATTGATAGACATACCAACCTCAATGAGCCCAGCGCCTTCTGATAATACAACATCAATTATATCTGTTGGTATTCCATCTAGGCCAAACGTAGTTGTACCAACTGCCACTGGGATTTGAACTGTTTGATTTGGCACAAACATTGCTCCATCATATAACCACGGCCCTGATTGATTTGTACAATTTTGAATATAGGGTGATTTATAGACAGTTATCTTACCAGTTTTTAATGTTGCATTAGCAGTCGCAGTTGCATTACTAGATATTTTGATTGTATTATTAGCTGAATCGATTGAAACAACAGTTGCTCCAGGGGGGATCAAAGTTGAAAATGATTCTGTACCGAAAATTTCCATACCGACAACAATATTATCAATCGGTGAAACGTTAGTAATCGATTGACTACCTACCGTAGTAGAACCAGTAAAAGCAAACCCATAATTTATAGGAAATGCTACTGCATACGCCCCTCTATCTAACATTGGATCTACAATTCCACTTCGCCCATTAATAATTTGTAATTGGGAAATGTAGCAAGAACTGTTAACATGGAAAACGTCTTGTGTTTTGTTAATTGGTTCAATTGTTGTTGTTCTTAAATCACTACCCATGATAGAAGTGTATGGTTTGACAACAATTGGGTTATTCTCAAAATAATGTCCAGGAGCTACTTTAATCGCTGTCCCAGAGGTATACTTGGGGGATTTTACTGCACCACTGATTGTTCTGCATGCTTTTGTTGGATCAGCAGCAGTCCCATCATTAGTGTCAGATCCATCCATAGTTACATATAAAATATTAGATACAACCGGTGCTGTTCCATATGCGGCCCCTTTTACAAGAAAGTCACCATCGATGACTGCACGTGCGCCATTTTCAGAATCCACCTGTATTACGTAATCACCTTGGTCGATTTTTAATACTCTTGACATTTATACTCCTTAAGTGGAGGGATATAAAATCCCTCCATTGTTTTCATTTTTATTTAAGCGTTATCGATTTTTACGTTAATACCAGCAGCAAGGTATGGTTGAACTGCATACACTTTAGTACCAGATGTTGAGTTCATGGTCCAAGCTACGTTTTGTCCGTTAGGATATGTAGTTGGATCGGCAAATTCACCATCTGTATTGGACGCTTTACGTTTAATTAATGCTTTATGTGCAGTTAGTTTAAGAACCCAATATTCTTTACCAGCTGCATCGAATGCAGTAATATCCATTTCATTAAATGTATTGTCGCCATCAGTATCAGCTGCAGCACCGCCAGTTTTTGCAACTAAAATTGCAGATCGGACAGTCCATGGTTCACCAGAGACAAGTGTCGCTGTTCTAACAGCATATCTACGGCTAGATTCTTGTTTTACAATATCAACTTTTTGACGAGATCCACCACCATTGCCTATCCAAGCATATGCAGTAATCGCATTTTCTTGATTAGTTGATGAGCTAACTGCACCTGTATCAGCAGCCAAGTTAACAGATGTAGCAGTTACTGATTGTGTAAAGGTAACTGTTGCTGATGAATATCCTGAACCAGGTTCTGTAATCAAAACCTCTTTAGCATTGTAATTTACTGTAAAAGTAGCACCAGTTGCTGCTGGGTTAGTTACTGTAATATTAGTTACAGTTTGTGCGCCAGATGGAAGTGTTCCTGCTGCATAAGGATATGATCCACGTTCGTTTATAGTTGCACCTGTAATTGCGCCATCAACCGCAGTAATTGTAAATAATGTACCATTACCAATCGTAACAACATCACCTGATGTATAATCACTCATTGTTCCACCGAATGCAGTAATAATATTAACTTGTGATGTTACTGTACCCACAGCTTTCACACCGTTTGGTAATTGTGGGTCTGAAAATGTGGTAGTAGGACGAGCGGTATATGAGCCCAATGCATTTAATGTAACACTAGCAATACTTGAACCACCTATACCATTATCTGTAGTTACACTAATTGAACCGATATTACGGTTACCAAAGAATTTTTTATTTAAAGGTCTTCCCATTTGTTTTGTCTCCTTGACGTTCTAGGTCATACGCTGAGGGATTTCAGCATAAATCAGTCTATTAGTCTGATATAATTATGACTGTAAGTATTTATCCTTAATAGCCAAGATATAAAAAAAGGGCCCCGAAGAGCCCTTTCATGATAAGTTATAGGTTTAACTTTAGCTAAATTTTACGTTAGCGTTGTTAATACCAACCAATCCCAAGTAATCTGCAGCATTCCCAAGCGAGCTTGCAGTGTTGTTAAGTTCAACATAACCGTAACGAGTCATAAAGCTTACAACTGGTTCGAATGTTGATGGATCTAAAACAACGCCAGAACTCATCAATGGGATATATGGGCAGTAGAATGCTGGTGCATCTGATTCTGAACCACCTTTGTAACCAATTAAAATTGGTTTGTCATCTGTTGCATATGTGTTAACATATACTTTTAATGAGTTGTTTAAAGTACCAACAAATTTTGTATTAGTTGGGGCTTCAAAAGTACCTTCTGTTGTGCGAGCAAACGCAGAAGTTGTAGCTGATTGCAAAATAGTTAATGCAAATGGGCTAACAACAGCATAGTTACCTGCACCACGGCGAGTACGTTGAGCGATTAAGTTAGCAACACGATTGATTTGGATAGCCAAAGCAGCATGTTCGTCACCAACGAAAGTAGCAGTACCAGAAACATTAGCTTGGTCATAAGTTTGAACTTCTGTACCAGCCAAGCTGATCAAAGAACCAATAATTTCTTGGTCGATTTCAGCAGTGATTTCTTGTGCTAAAGCAGCCATAATTTCAGCTTCTACATCGATACCTTGTTGAGCTTGTGCATCTTGTGCTGATTCAAATGTCCAACGAGCACTCAATTTACGAGTTTTCGCTTCAACAGTTTGTTTCAAGATTTGGATGCTCATTCTTTTACCTGCTTGACCTTCCAATGTTGCAGTGTTGGTTGCACCAGCTGGTACAGCATCATTACCTGAGTAAGATTCTGCAATTTTGAATGGGCTCAATGCTTCTTCACCTGCAGTTACTTGACTTGAGTTGTCAGCGTAACGAACACGTAAAGTATGGATTTGACCAACAGGACCGGTCATTGGTTGTACACCCACCAATTCGTTAGCAATAACGGTTGGCATTACACGACGGATAACTGGTAAAATTACACGGTTTAAAGTAGCGATGTTGCCTGATGATGTGCCACCAGCAGTTGCACTTTCTGTTAAATATTTACGAGTGTTTTCTAAAGTAACACCCATTACTGATTTTTTTGTGCCTTGTAGACCTTCTAATAGGGCTTCTTTAGTTTCCGCCCAACGGCCATTAAGTAGTTCTGACATTTAATTTCTCCTTAAATTTAAAGCCCAGCGAGTCTACGCATATCAATGATGTTAGAGTCGTCGCTGCTACGATTAGTTTTGGAAAGTTTATTTCCAGTAATTTCTTTAGCTTCTACTAGTGCCTGTCTCTTTTGAGGAGCCTTTCCTGCAACTACTGCCGGTAGATACTTTTCGAAACTTTCGTTTAATTTTGAGGTTTTCACACTCTCCATTAACTCGCCCATAATTGAACGTTGTTCACTATTTAGTGGTGCCAACAATTCACTCATGATGTCCTTACGAACTTGCGCTTCTTTCAACGCACGGATTTCTAGTTGTTTGCTTTCTAAAATCTTCTCTGCATTAACAACAGCTTTAGCTGCTTCCTGCATTGCGTGATCTTTCATGTCTATGACTTTGAGCAATTTGCTAGTTTCCGATTTTTCATTTAAATAACTCGTTTGATATTCAGCAGCAAATGCTTCGAATAACTTACGACCGAACTCAGAACGACGAGCAGCTTCAATATCTTCTTTCAATGATGTAATTTCAGAACGAAGTCCTTGATTAACAACATTTTCAACAAGTTTCGCAGCACGTTGTACGAATTGTTCTTTTACTTTTTTGATTTCTTGGCGACCTTCACGCAGTAATTTAACTTTTGTTTCGGTCAATTCTTGTTTGTCTTTATAAAACTCTGTAATTTCTTGAGCTAGAGCCTCAACTACGAAGTTTTCCAAGGTGCCAAATTTATTTACCATTTGCATTTGATCTTCATGCAATTCTTTGATTTCAGAAGCTAGTTGACGTGTTACAAATGTTTTCATAACATGTGCGCTTTCAGAAATCTTTTTAGCATATTTAACTTTCATTTCTGCTAATTGCTGGCGATCTTCTGCAAACTCGCCAATTTCACTAGCTAATTGATCAGAAATCATACGATCTACTGCTTCAATCATAGTGCTTTTGTCGTGTTCATATTTTTGTGCAAACTCTTCGCGTAATTGTTGACTTACTTGTTCACGATTTTCTAAAATCTTACGTTCCCAAGCGGTTTCAATTGACTCTTTGATCTCTCCAGAAATCACATTGTTTTCAAATAACTTGTTTAATGCATCCAACATGTGATTCTCCTATTATTGGAGATTACTTATTATGCCTAATAAGCTCTCTTTGAGATATTTTTGCGCCTGTGGATCACCCTTCACTTCTTGTGCTATACGAAAAGCGTTATAACCACCGCGTGTATTCATTAGGTGTTCATAAATTGGTGTAGGATATGCTCCAGGTGCAGATGGCTGGGCCACCATATCTACTGTGATAATCTCAAAATCTGAGACTTCGTTTGATCCGTCATTACTGACATTTCCAGAACCTCTTGATGAGACACCTAATTTAACTCCACTTTCCAGCATTGTTTTAATTAACTGTCCCATAGGAGTTGGCAAGATTTTAAGCTTGCCATATCCATTAGGACCTTCCATCCACATATTAGTTATCATGTGGCTTACTCGATCTAAATTTATTTTTAAATCATCGGGATGATCTACTTCTCCGAGGACTGAATAACCGTTCTGAATCTGATCGTTGAGGGTTTTAACAGCCTTGCTAATCTCACTCACAGGATAAACCCGCTGGTTTGCATTTCGGATTCCACCTTGAATGCAAATACCAGACATGTACAAGTTTTTCCCTTCTCTGTCATCAGATTCAACGATCATTTGTGCTTCGTTGAAGCTGAGGTTTTCTCGGAGATATAACATAGATTATTTCCCGCTCACAGGTCCGTAAGCTTTAACGCCGCCTGATTGACCTTTGCGTTCCGCACCATGTCCTTTACTAACAGGTTTCAATTTTGGTGCTTTTGAATTACCTGGGACGTTTTGGTTACCACCATCCATTTTTTGTGTAGATGGTTTTAACAACCCACCTTGTGTTCCACCAGTTGTTGATGTACCACCACGTGCGATGTTAGCTGTTGTGCCACCCATATCATTTTTACCTGCTAATGGGCTACGTGTTTGAACACCGTTATCACCGTGTTTAGGTAATGCAACTTTGTTCACATATTCCATAAATGCTTCGAATTCATTTTGTTCTTCTGGTTGATTTTCAAAAGAGTGAGTCACATGTACTTCTTTAACGCCACTGTCGCCAGCGCCTAAATCTGCACCGAATTCATCTTCTTCACCACCGAATTCATCTTCTTCACCACCGAATTCGTCACCTTCTTCATCACCGCCAAACATATCAGCGTGTTCTGGTTCGCTTTCTTCGCCAGCCATTAATTGGTCCAATTCTGATCTCAATTCGTCAATTGCATCTTCAAGGTCAAGAATTCTGTCTTCGTAGTCACCTTCTTCTGAATCATCACCTTCTTCATCATCACCAAAATCTGGTGCATCATCTTCTTCATCATCTTCTGAATCATCACCTTCTTCGTCATCACCGAAATCTGGTGCATCATCTTCTTCATCATCGAAATCTGGTGTGTCAGTTTCTTCTTCCTCTTCTTCCTCTTCAGGACCACCGAAATCAGATTCTAATAATTCTTCATAAATTTCACGTGATTTTCCAACAACAATGTTGTGGAAAATTTCTTTTGCTGCTTCTTGATCTTCATTGATCAAAGCTTCGAGCATAGCTTCAAATTGTGCGCGATCTGTCATGTATAATTCTCCTGTGATAATTACAAGCAAGGCTGTATCTTATTTACTTTATTTAGTAAAAATAGTGGTATAATAGTCAAAAAACGTTATATTTCGCGTTATACGGGTGGTGCTGCCGGGGTTGAATACATCGAATGTATAAATCCTAGTTCACTCTCTTGTTCTAAAATATGAGCTTCGCTACTTTTACGAAGCTCATTTAATTGTCGAAGTGTCAACCGAGTTTTGCGTGTATCACCACGCAAAAATGTTCCACCATCACGCTCTGGTTCATAACGTAATTCACTAGCCATTTGTCTAGTATCAGGGTCTATGTAAAATAATTCTCTTAAAATCATAATAGTATTTATACCGGTGGAGGTGTTACTGGTACTGCACCCGCAGCTGAAGCAACTGGCGCTGCTCCTGTTCCATCAGTTGGCAATTCTCCTTCCATTTCTGGAGAGATTCCTAAATCACCCGCCATGCCTAAATCGCCCTCAATACCTGCCGCCGACAATCCAGCGCTACGCAATTCACCAGCTGCATCAGTATGTGTAGGCTGTCCTTTACCACTTTCTTCGCCCCATAAACGTTCGTTTTCTGCCACCTCATCATCAGTTAAACCAAGGAATCGTTTCAAAGCAAATCGTTTACTCATATAGGGTATAGCTTGCAATGTGTTGAACGTATTGATACGTTCACTATCTAACGATGCTTGTCTGGTGCTAGCAAAATTAATTGGTGGATTGAAACTCAATTCAAATAAACTGGAATCAATGTTTACCCCTCGATTGTTCATGTACAATTTAAATTCGCTATCAAATGCTTCTGTAATCAAACACTGTAATCTCTCGCAATATTTGTTAAATCGCAATTCTTGAATATATGCTGTACCAACTCGGCCATCATTAAAACTAGCTTGGCTGTCGTCTGCACCAGTTGGCAAATATGAACTTGGAATTCGTAATCCACGGAATAATTTATTGGTGAAATATTTTAAATCATCAATTTCGCCAAGATTTGTACCACCAGGCAATGTATCTACTTTACTCCCACGACCATCAGCAGTCATTGGGAAGAAATAATCTTCATTAATTGATAACGGATTGTAAGCTGAATCGATTACATTTTGACCGCCACCAGTTTGACTTGGTATTCTTCGTTGATGTATTTCATTTTTCACACGTTCAACAAATGCCATAGCTAAATGGCTAGGCATATTGCCAACATCAATGTGGAATATACGGCGTTCAGGAGCACGTTGAATACGATATATTAAGATCGCATCTTCAAGTAATTCTTTTTGTTTATATACTTTAAATATATTTTCTAATAAACTATTACCAAATGGGTAATTATTATCAAGACCTTCTGATAATGACAAATGAACTACGTGTTCTGCATCAATTGCGTTTTCTGTTTCAGATAATCCCCATCTACTTCCAGAGCTACTAGAAGGATAAGCACCAGATGTCCCACGTTGTGTCGAACTTGTTCCCAAATATCCGCTACTTGGAATCACCCCGCCACCATTTTGTCGTGGATTAATGTTTGGTGTTATCTGTGTTGCAACTAAATTTTCAAAATTAGGTGCTAAATCTTTAATAACGTATTGTTCTGGTTTTTTACCATCACTTTCATTTACAATTATTTTTACAATTTTACTTGGATCAACCCATGACCATTTCTGTGTTTCTGGGTCTCTGATGAAGAATGCATCACCATATTTGAATACATTTCTAACAATTCTAAAAATCCTAGTATCAAACAATTGTAATGTATTCCATTGTTGTAAATATTCACCAAGAATTCTTACTTCAGAATTTGTTGCTTTACTTCGCCATTTAACAGTAAATGGGCTTTTTCCATCTTTTAATTTTTGTGTACAGAATTCAGCTAGAATATCTAATGCTGCATTGATTTCTGGGTCACTATCCATTACTTCATACTGTTGGTATCTGTCAACTCTGTTTGGACTACCAGTATATACGTCTGGTAAATAACTAGAATAATTAGTTCTAGCTGGACCAGGTTTAGAGTTGGAGTTTAATCCCGATACTGGACTTAATCCAGATCCCTCAGCCACCGGTGTAAAATACTTTTTCCATGTCATTTTAAAAATTCCTTATCTTGCGTTTAAATTAGGCGATAATTGCTTGGTTGCACGATATTGTTTATCAGTGGTTTCCAACATGTCTGATGTTGTTGATATTAGTTTAACCATTGATGTATTTAACGTTGCTAACTGCTCATTGATATCTTTTAAGGTTATATCAGATGCACCAGATGATGGTTCTTGTGTAACTTGTGGTGCTTGATTCACAGGTTCTATAGTAGGTTGTGGCATTTGATTCATTAAATTCGACGAAGTCATAGAAACAGAATTCATCATATTTTCAATGATATTTGCTTGTTTGCCACCCATTGTCTTTTGCATATCTGCTAAAAATTCTGGCACTTTTCCTTTTGGAACCACCGCCTCATTTCCATGTAAAATCGCTGACATTCCTGTACCGAAATCCTTGCCAAACCAATCACCAAATGATTCTTTTGTGCCGTTGGCAAATTGATTTTTCGTAGTAGAACCACCACTTGATGCCGCTAGGTTACCCATTAATTGGACTGTTGCGGCTGATATTGATTTAATATTTGATAAGCCTTGAATAGCACCCTTTTCTAACATTGAACCTATATCTTTAATAAATGTTCCGCTATCAATAGATTTAACAAAATCCTTACCAAAATCACCATACATTCGGTCGGACATTGGTTCGCCTGTTTTTTTATCGATTGTTGATATAAAATCATTAACTGTTGCCCCTTCGGTATTTTTCTTACTAACTGCATCGGCAAATCTAGCATTAGCTGCCAATACTGCTTCTTGAGGTTTTTTTGCAGCATCTTCAATCGCTCTACCAGTTTTAACAAGAAATTCAGTACTGGCTGCTTCAGCTGCGATTTTTCCGGATCCAGTTTTACTTTCTACTGCAAGTTCAGCTTTTTTTCTGTTTTCCGCAGCAGCTTCTGCTTGACTTATTTTTAGGTTTTCAGCGGTTGATTGAATACCTTCTGATTGCTGTCGAAATCCCAGCATAATTTCACCCTGGGTAGTGGCAACTTTATTAAAACCAGAATTAGCCGCTATTTGCTTTTGTACTTCAGTAGAGTTCATCCGTATGGCGATTTGTTCGTTGATTGATTCAATTTGCTTTTTATACGTTTCGGCCTCTTCCTTTGTACCAGCGTGTTTTAAATTCTCAACTGCATTTCTCAATGGTTCTGCTAACTCACCAATTCCTTGTGCAACTTCAAGATTTTTCTCAGTCAACGCACCACCAGTAACATAGTTTTTTATTAAGTCTCCAACAATTTTTGGTGTATTTTGAATAACACTGTCAACGGAAGACTTTGCTTCTTTATTGACATTCACATTAAGTGCTGCTTGATATTTCATGTCATTTTTGTTTGCTTCCATGATAGAAATTTGTTCTTTTCTACTAATTCCGTATAATTGAGTGGTTTTATCCATCTCTTTACCAAGTTTATTAACTGATTCAAATAACAGATTCTGATTTTCGACCTTTGATAAATCCAAATGCCGCTGTGTTGTCATTGACATTGCTAATAATTTGTTTTGTTCACCAGTTGTCC